CCAACTCCTGTTAAAGCTTTCATACCAAAAAGAATTTGATTATTTTCTTCATCAGGTTCAAAACCATATGAAGATTTATTTATATCAACGAGTGAAACTTTAATACCTGATGCGATAATTTCACCCAATGCTTTTGCTAACTTACTATAATCTGTACTAGCTTCTTTCTTTTGAACTCCAATAATATCTCCATCATCATCTTCAAGATATTCATTATCATCATTCTCCAGACTTCCACTATTTACAATTAAACATGCTGTATTCCAATAAATAGGATTCCAATTTGTTGCTATATATGCAGTTTGATATCCAATAAATGAATATGCTAAAGCGTGGATGATACTGAATGAATCGTATAACTCCTATATTTCTATAGGTACTGACTATCTCTTACTTGAATTAATATTCAAGAACACCCATTTCCAACTATGTACCAATAATAGTTGTACTTCCGATCTCACTCGGAATAGTCGATACAGGATTATCTTAAAGGATATTTTAAATTAGGATCAAAATTTGTTTCGCCCTTATTAATTCTACGCACAGTTTCCTCAGAAGATTCTGCAAACTGAGCAATTTTAGAAACTGGAAAATCTGTTTCTAATAACATTTTTTTAATCTTATCTGCTTTCAATTCATAAGGACGTTTTTCTCGAATAGGATAAGAAGGATATAAACCTTTGCGTAAAGTACCTGCATTAATTTTTTTAACAGTAGAATAACCCATCCCTAACATTTCTGATATTTTTTTTAAGGAATAAGTGGAATGAACTAATAACTCAATTAATTCATCATATTCTCTATCTGTTTTATAAAATTTATACAGAGGATAAATTTCATTTGGATCATTAAAATAAACACCATGATTAATATTAGAAATAAAAGATGAACTTACATGATATTTATTTTCTAATTCTAAATATGAGATACCTTTTTTTATATCTTCTTTTAGTTCTGCTAATTGTTGATCAGTTAAAATAGAGCTGTGTACTATTTTATTGCCACCCAAATCTGAATTATATCCTTTTCCCCAGCCTCTAAAAGATTCTTTCTCTTGAATCCAATATTGTTCGCGGGCATTAATATAATCCACATCATCACTTTCGCCTTCTTCAAGGATGGTAATTCTAAAATTATCTTCTCCATATTCTCTAATTTTCTGATGAATTAAATCATTATAAGACGAAGCTTTAGGATTTTGAGCGCAAGATCTATGTTCTCTTATTCTTCTTTGTAAATTGTTTGTTTGACCAACATATTTATGATCATTTAATTTATTTGTATAGCAATAAATATAATACATACGCATTTCTCCTTTGTATTTATTGCTATCATATTATCCTTTAAGTTTCCCACGGGATTGACATGATAGCACAGATGGGATATAATTTATACCCCTCATGTGTATTTTAGTTTTCCCCGTTAGCAATTATATAACTTTGTCTAAAAACTTTTTATATAACTACCCTGCTAGTTAGCAGTAAAGGTGTTTTTGGGCAATCATTACTTACCCCATTTGTGGACCAATTCCAGACTTCCATACATACTGGCCTAACGCTTGAGATTTTGCCTGTGTTAAAACTTTTTCTCTCAAAGCTGGAATTTTATCCATTTGTTTCTTACCTACAACTTTTCGCGCGGCGTTTGCTTCGGCCAGCGTAAATCCACAAATATTTTCATCCATTAACATTTGCATTAACTGTTCTTGGCTTGGCGGCACTCCATATGATGATTTAAAGTATGGCTCAAGTACCTGGACTTCCTGATCGGTTAAACCTGCGCCCGCCATTTCATTATACCAAAGTTTAATGTTATTTTTAAACCTGATATATTTTTCCATTGGAGTTTCTTCGCCTTGTTCACTTGTCATCAAACGCATTAATCCATTTGCGTCCGTAAGCTCTAGAATATTTTGCGGCTTAATTTTCTTTGCGGCCTGCGCACCAACATCTGAATCAAACTGAAATACATTTAAAATTTTACCAGTTTGAATATTTTTCCATACATCATCTTGATCAAGAGGAATAACATTAGGATGAAGATATTTATTATAAACTTCTCTTAAAGTTAAATCAGATTCAATCTTATTATTCTCTTGAAGGAATTTAATTGCTTGTGCTAATTTATCTTGAACTTCTGTTACCAGAAAGTCATATTTTACATAACCTAAATATTCTGCATCATGCAGATCATATGCTGTGATAATTTCACCTTTTGGTGTTCTCATATAAGATCCAAATTCATACGGATCTTGGTCATTCATAATAATTCCAGAAGCATGAGAACTACGTTTATTAATAAGATTTTCAATACCTTGCATAATTTCCAAAAGACCTGGATAATTTGAAATTTCATTAATAAACAAATCAACCTTGCGGCGGCCCTTTTCAGAATTGCCCTGGACTACATCTTTCAGTGGCCATAGAAATCCTCTTTCCTGTGGAACTAGAGATGATAAATACTGTGCCGTATCACTATCAATTCCATCTGGATATTCTTCAGATCTATAACCGCGGCAAGCTGTAAGAATTGTTGACTTAGTTGTTTCTGTGCCAAATGTTGCTACCAAAACACAACCAAGATTATTACGACTTAATTCATCAATTTCTGGATTAAAATCTTTACCACGCTCTTCTTTAATTTTACGAATAATTGTAGATTTCTTTGATGGACAAAGATCTATATCAATATCACCAAGTTCGACTCGGTCTTTGTTAAGATATCTCCAGAATGGAAGATTCCACTGGATTGGATCAAGTTGTGTAATCCCGAGTAGATAATGATTAAGTCCACTACAACTAGATCCACGGCCGGCACCGACCAAGCTCCCGCAATCCCACATCATATCAATATAATGCTGAAGCGTGATAGGGTATTTAAACATATTAGTTTCAAGTTTTTCACTAATTGTTTTTTTAATATCTGCTTCTTCTTCAAGACGGGAAAGATATGTGTCGTTATCTTTATTTAAATTTTTTAATTTAATTAAACATTCATTAACCCAATATCTTTCATATTTATCATCAGAAATTTTCATACTAGATAAAATAGGATATTGAGTTAATGATTGGTCTTCCCACTTGAGATAGTCTTTTACTTCAACAGATGGAATTACTTGATGATGTGCTAAATCATATACTTCAATTTTATCAAAAATCTCCATACTGTTTTTGCACATCTGTTCGTATTCAGATGCGATAGATGGACGAAGATTATTTAAAATATCTTCTTCAGATTGAAGATATGCATATTCATAAAATGAATCAACTTCACGGTCTCCGCCTTTGGAATTAAGATATGCTTTATGTACATATCTATCTTCTCTTTTGAGATAATGAGCATCTGTACCTATCACCATTTTAATTCCATATGCGGCGGCTATATCTTTAAGTTTTAAATTAACTCTAATTTGTTCAATGCTAGCACCTGGCGCACACTCAATATAAAAATCATCACCAAATAATGGTTTAACAAAATTGATAAAATTTTCAATTTGAAGATACGCAGTCATTGCACCATTTTCATCACCTGTTTGTCTAGCTAACACCATGTTATTTACAGCAGATGATAATTCCCCGCCAAGACAAGCTGATGTTGCAATTAAATGTCCTGGCTGTGCCCGCACGATTTTTTCTAATTCACTTTTGAGAGTTGGGACTCTCTCCATACCACGATCATGATAACTTTGCATCCATGCTATTGAACTTAATTCAGAAAGTTGTCTATGACCTATTTTATCTTTTGCAATAAGAATAAAATGATAATAAGGCTGGCTTGGTTTACGTTCATCTACTAAATAAATTTCATTTCCTAATCCAATTTTAAAATCAGGATGTTCTTTCTGAAGTTTATTAAAAATAACATGGCTTGATAAGCATTCGTGATCAGTTATGGTTAATCCTTTTAATCCAAGATCTATCGCTCGTTCAATTAAATCTTTAGGTTTATTAATACAATCGAGTAGTCTTATATTGCTGAAATGACTATGACTATGCACCTCAAAACGGTCTAACACTTTCATACCCCACTTCGATATTTTTTCTATATATATTATATCATAAAATAAAAAAATTGTCAAGATTTATTCATCTTGACAATTTTTAAATAAATTATCCGATACCATATTTGTTTTTAATCCATGCTAATAAAAAGTCTCTAACTCCATTACTGCCTTTATCAGCTCTATATTCAGCCCATGAATTACTAAAATAAATTTCTTCCATCGTATTTAGAATTTCTCTTGCAGCAAGAATCTTACCTAATTGTAATTCTGTCATTGTGGAACAAACTCCTTATTACTAATTGATACTTTAAAATCTTCTTCTATTATATCATTACGGAAATAATAAATGCGTCCATAATATCTTTCAATATTATTACGAAATTCCCAATAAGCATCTTCACCAATAAAAAATTCAGCATCAATTAAATCATAAGGACGTTTTTCCATATAAGTACGATTAGGGCAAATAATCATACATTCTTTTTCATATGTTGGTTTAGTATGTAAAAATTCTTCTTCTGAAATTTGTTGTTTAAAAATCATTTTCATTGTAATTTTACCTCATTGCTGGATAATTACTAATTTCTCACTAGCTCTTGTTGCCGCAGTATATAGCCAACGTGCATGCTCTTCTTTATTCCAAGGGAAATTTTCTTCAACAACTAAAACCTTATCCCACTCACTACCCTGAGCCTTATGACAAGTAATAGCATAGCCATATTCAAATTCACGAGGTATAATATCTCCAATACGATGTCTAGCTTTACCAATTTTATAAGAATCGCGCCAATCACAACATAATTTACCTTCAGTTAAATATTGATAATCTATTTCAACAGCAGGATATTCACTATCCTCCGTTACCACTTCAGTTTGCAGAATATCAAAACGTTTAACTGAAGTATAAAGCCAATATGGGATATTTCTAAAAGTTTTAAATGAATTTTTTAAGTATCCAATAGAGCCATTAATAAGAGGATCACCATTCATATTTAGATCTTCCCAGTAATTTCTTACTGCAATTACCTTATCTCCATCTTGCGGCGGCCCCTCATGGCCAGCGAGAGCGCGCATCCGCGCATTTAGAGTATTTCTAGTTACATTTTTGGCACATAAAACTTGATCTGCCCAAGTAAGAACGCTATCTTCGCTGAGATAAATATTAGGCAATACTTTGATTTCTTTTCCATTTTGAACTTGGATAGGCTTCATAGCACGAATATCCATAGTCAATCTAATGATTTCTGACTCTTGCGCCTGCCGCATAATTTCATCAAGAAAAATATGAGGATTGTCAAGAAGATGGTTGTCTTGATCTTTATCTATTGGTGGGAGCTGGAATGGATCGCCTAAACAAATTATATATACTTGATGCTTAAAAAGTAAGTCCATTAATTTTTTAGGCGCCATACTAACTTCATCAACAATAACTATATCATATGGAATACTAGGTTTAGGTCTATTTATAAATCCTCCACCTGGTTTTGGGAAACTTTCATAAAGTAATCTATGTAATGTACTTACATTATCATTACCTTTTTTACGTAATACTTCTGCGGCTTTTCCAGTAAATGTAGCAAAACAAACTCTGTCTGGTGCTATATCTAGAGCTTCAATAATAAATCTTACCAAAGTAGATTTACCGCTGCCTGCATACCCACTAATAGTGGTATGCTTTTCTCCCGCTCTATATCTAGCTACTGCAATTTTTAGTCCTTGTTCCTGTTTAGGAGTTAGAACCATATATACACATCCTTTTATTATTTCTTATGTGTATATAATACCATATTTTTCTCATTTTGTCAATTTCGATTTAAAAAAATCCTAGACCACTTTTTGCTTCAGAGTTTCGGTCGTGTGCGCGCCAAGCAGGTCATTTACGCCTCTCGGCATGGCTACAATAATCAAGTGGAGTAGTGCTACCATAATATGGACCTATGCATTTATAAAATAATTCTCCATTTTCATTACAGCCCCAGTCAAAATATTTACACTGATTACATCTAATTATTTCAATTACATCTTGATCACTATGATCTTCAAGGATAATTTTTAATGTTTTAGGATCAACACAAACTTTAAAATAAAAATATTCTGGCAGTTTCATATAAACCTCTTAAAAAAAATATTTCTTACTATCTATGATTTCATAATCTTCAATGAATAATTGTGGAGTGATGTTTCCCATCCATTCATTTTGATTACACTTAGCCACAATATTTAATTCAATATATCCTGTATTATTATATTGTAATTTAGCACAATCTAATTCTGTAGCTCTAAATAACATTAATGCAATTCCATCAGGCAAAGTAATTTTAATAGTATAACCTTTTTTATCATAAATAGTAATCATTTCAGGAGTGACTTTAAGGTTTTGAATTGCGATTAAAGCTTCAGGCAGATCTTTCCCCCATAATGAATCTAGGTTTGCGATGTCCAAAATAGCCTGCGGTCGCACATCTTTTTCTTCCCAAATATAATCAACATGATAAATAGCCTCATTAGGCATATCTTTTAAAAGTTCATCTGTTTTTTGAATAAACTCTGGGATTTTATCTTCATCAATACCTAAACCAAATGCTCCCTGATGTCCAGTTGCATATCGAATACATTGAGTAGCCTCACAGATATCTTTAAATTCTGTGACACCAACTGTATCGCAGCCCCGCGCGCTTCCTTGATATGAAATAAATTTAATCGAATAAGGTGGGTCAAAAGGTGGATCTAATTTAATACAATCTCCATAGGTAGTAGGGTCAGATTCATAAACTCCTTCTACTTTTGTTAAAATACAACATGGACGTTGATATTTTGCCATGATTTTATTTGCACAAAGACCAGCAATATTCTTATCAATTTGACCTGGTTCCAAAAGAAAAAGAATTACTTTATGATCTAAAAGATTTTCATTTTCAATTTTTCGTTCTAATAAATCCATGCTATTATCTTGAGCTTTTGTTTGACGAGCTTTAACATTGGTTGCAACTCTAATAGCTTGTTCTACTATTGATTCCATTGCGCCGGCCGCATGTCCACGCTTAGTTGAAGGTACTTTTTCAAAAGCAAAACAAGATAACATAGATTTGAAAATTAGATCTTTCTCTTCTGGTGTTCCGCTCCGCACAATAGCATTAACAAAAGGAGCCACATAAAAAGCTACTCCAATTGGAGTTATTTTATCTCCTATTGAATATCTATTTTTTTCAATCATATAAGTAATAAAAGGATTGTGTAAATAACTATTAGTTAATCCTAATTGAATAAGGTGTTTGGTTTCAAATGATAACATGCTCATCATATCCGCGCAATTACCAAGAGCAACCAAGTCTAAATAATCATCCGCTCTATCAACTCCTAATAAAGAATCTAAATAACGACAGAATTGCCATGTAACGCCAACCCCAGATAACTCTTTATTTGGGTAATTAGAAGTTTGATTATTAATAACAAAAGCGTAAGGATTTTGAATATCACAAATATGATGATCTAAAATAATAACTTTACATTGCCTATCCCATAAAGCTTGGCATTCATTTATATCATTAGAACCCGCATCTGGAATAATAATTAATTTTTGTTGACCATTTAAAGAATTAACAATATCTTGAATATGATCATTTAATCCATGCTGTTTTCCACTATGAATTCTATATGTAAGGTGCGCGGCAACCCAATCCGGGAATAATTGAAATAGATAATTATATATTAATGCAGCAGATGTAAAACCATCGCAATCTGAATCTACGATCAATATCGCATCGTGCGCTAGATTAATTGTAGAGACGAGTGCGGACGCTGCATTTTTTAAGACATCATAATCAAAATCTTCATATGAATTTATATCGGCTTGAGTTGTATGTAAATAATGTTGGATATCTTCTTTTGCTATTCCTCTATTAGTCAAAATTTGTTCAACTGTTGTGTAATTTGGATTAATAGGTTTAATTAAACTATACTTCATTATATCATTCTTTCTAATATTATTTCTAATAATAGTATAACATAAAAAAAATGACTTGTCAAGATGACAAGTCAGTTTTTGGAAAATAGTATTTACAAAATTTTGCTTTGCGTTTAGCTTTTTTACGATCAGATTCTGAATTTGTATCAAAATGTTCTAAAGTTACTCGGCAAATTTTTCCCCAAGACCAATTTCCCTTTTTTAAACATTCACAATATAAACAGTTAGGATGCTGTTGTCTATACTCATATTGTGCAGAGTCTATATATAACGCTAAAGTTTCTTTATATTCTTTTAATTCTTCTTCAGTCATATAAATATCCTTTTATTAAATAGTTCTAAAAAGATGTCTTTTCCTTGATCTATGGGAGAGTTTTTATATTTTAAAGTATATCCTTTGTCAAAAATATATGAAAGCTGTATATATTTGCCATATTTATTATGTAAATTATACATTTTAGCTGCCCAATCTTTATGCTCTTGATCCGTTAATACTTGATATTGTCGATCTAAAGCAATAATTAATTCTTGAATACCAAGAGAAAGAAGTAAATTAACTTGATAAGAACTAAGATTACTACCGCAACATGCTACGCTAATATCATTCTCAGATCCAAAATATGTTGCAAATTTAAGACAACTTTTTTCTGATTCAAAAACTATGGCTTTT